TATCGGATGGTTAGAAGATTCTTTAGATGTAGAGCAAATGCAAGCTAGCATAGCTGCAAATATACAGTCTCAAATTACACCGGTAAATGAAGACTTGTATTTTACATGGCAAAACCCAACACCAGAACCACCTGTTGAAGAAGTTCCTGTGACTCAGCCTTCAGATCCTGAAGAAGAAGTTGCAGAAGGAGAGGAATAAAAAGGTAATTTATACGTCAAACGTGTAATAATAAAAACCATACAAAGCCTTGAGCTTGTTACAATTAAATTAAATCAAATCTAATTAAATATGTCAGACAAAATTGTCAAGAACTTAAACTTTGGCGATGACGCTAAAGTGAAAGTATTCGAAGGAATAAATAAACTCACAAAAGCTGTTAGCTCTACATTAGGAGCTAGCGGCCAATGTGTCATACTAGAAGACGGTAACGGGAGACCAATAATTACAAAAGATGGTGTAACAGTTGCTGATTCAATAACATTACTAGACCCAGTAGAAAATATGGGTGCTACGCTTTTAAAGGAAGCTGCTAGAAAAACTGTGAAAGAAGCTGGAGACGGAACAACAACAGCTACAGTACTAGCGCACTCAATTTTAAATGAAGCCTACAATGCTTCTAAAACAGATAATATCAGAGTTATTAAAGATGGTATTGCTACTGGTGTAGATAAAGTAATAAAATACTTGCAACGAAAAAGTATTGATGTAAGTGGCGATATGTTAAAAGATATTGCTACAATTAGTTGTAACAATGAAAGAGATTTAGGAGAAATCATAGGTGATGCCTTTGAAGCTGCTGGAGAAAATGGAGTTGTTATGATGGAGCCTACTGATGTAGAAGAAACTAGCTTTGAACTAGTTGATGGTGTTCAATATGAGAAAGGTTTAACTAACTCACATTTTGTAACTAGTCAAGAAAAAAGAGTTGCAGAGCTTGAAAAGCCAGTTGTATTACTATTAGAATCACCAATTGAAACTATTAGAAAAATACAATCAGTATTAGAACATGTAATACAAAATAATATACCTTTATTGATTATAGGTGATTTAGATCCACAAGTTGTATCTACATTAGCTATGAATAAAGTTAAAGGTAATATAAAAGTAAACGTTATAAACGCTCCAACATACGGTATTAATAAAAAAGATGTATTATCTGATTTAGCGGTATTAACAGGTGCTACAGTTATAAACGAAGATCTTGGTGATGACTTAGATGTTATAAATCCAGATTTATTAGGTACATGTTACAGAAGTGTAACAGATGATTATGAAACTATACTACAAGTAGATAACGAAACAGAAGAAGTCAAAAATCTTATAGAAGAGGTTAAAAACCAAATCAAGGAAGCTAAAGCTCCTGGTGATGTAATTAGATTAGAAAAAAGACTTTCAAGGTTATCTGCTAAAGTAGCTATAGTAAAAGTAGGTGCTAATTCAGAAATTGAATTAAAAGAAAAGTCAGATAGAGTTGAAGACGCTATATGTGCAACTAAAGCCGCTATTAAAGAAGGTATAGTTTCAGGTGGTGGAATTGCTCTACTAGACGCATCTACAAAAGTTAAACCTAAGAATATAGGTGAAGAAATACTACTAGAAGCTATTAAGGCGCCTTTTAAGAAGATATTAAGTAATTCTGGTGTTGAGTTTAAGGTTTCAGGTAAAGAAGGCGTAGGAGTTGATGTAGTAACAGGTAAGATGGTTAATATGATTAAAAAAGGTATTATTGATCCTTTATTAGTTACTAAAAGTGCACTTAAAAATGCAGCTTCTGTAGCCACAACTATATTGTCAACTGATTGTGTAATTAATAACTTAAGAGTTGGAGATGAAAGCAATAGGTAACAATATAATTATAGATAAAATAAAAGAAGCGCCTGTATCCAAAACGGATGGAGGTTTGCTTCTTACAGAGTCGCAAAGACAAGATGTTAGATACAAGAAAGCTAAAGTAGTAAACTTTGGTGATCTTGTTAATGGTATAAAAGAAGGTGATGTTATTTTTTATGATAAGCACGCTGGCCATAAGGTTGAAATAGATAACAATGCTTACTATGTTATTAGACTGCAAGATGTTGTGATTGTTTTATGAGAATAGAAGCTAGTGATATTAAAGATTTAAACTTATTAAAGCATTATAGAATTATAAGAAAGTGGGCGTGTAGAAACAATGACTTAACTGATGCTGATTTAGAGCTTTTAATATACCTAGACTGTATTGATCTTTTTACTAAAAAAGATTTTATGGATGGCTCTTATTCTTATAGCTGGGATAAAAGAAGGTGGAACAAGTTGTTGAAAGAAGATTGGGTGCAAGTATGGAGGCCTAGAAATAGAACTACTCAAAAATATCATATATATAAAGTTTCTTTTAAAGGTAAACAACTTATACAAAGAATATATAGAATTATGATAGGTACAGAAGATATACCTACTAGTACTAAAAGAAATGTCATAATGAAAGGTGGTACATACACTGATAAAGTTTTGATAACTTCTATAAAAAACGTAAACAAAGATAAAAACAGATAACTATGAATAATCAACTAATTAATGAGCAAATTGATCCAATGACTGGAGAAGTTGTTCAGTTTACTACTACACCACCACCACCAGCTAACGAGTTAGGTTCAGCTAAACCATTGTTTAATGATGGATCTAGAAATTACGCTAAGTCTATATATGGTGATGTAACACAGAGACAAAATTCTTTAGGAACTAACGCGCCATTGTTTAAAAAGAGCTGTGGCTATAAAAAATAAAACTATGAAAGGAAAAAACGGAATTGTTGGAGAAAATACTTTATGGGACGGACCATTAAGTCAAGCGGGTAGACCACATAAAAAAGGATCTAGTTCAGGTATAAACGGTATGGAAATATCAAAATCACCTGTAGCCTATAAAGCTGGACCAATTACCAAGAGAGCGAAATGAGTGATTTGAAATTATACTTCGCAAATACATTGACTCTAGGAGTTACAACTCTTACAAACATAGAGATGAGTTTAAAGATTTTTTTATTATTGCTTTCAATAGGTTACACTATAAGTAAATGGATTAATATTAAAAAAAATAAATAATGGCTTATAAACAAATGGATAGTTCACCTTTTTTAAGAGTTAGAAAAACAACTAAAGGAAAAGGTAGAAACTTTAGAACAACAGAAGAAGGCGCTGGAATGACAGCTGCTGGTGTTAAAAAATATAAAAAAGAAAATCCAGGTAGTAAACTTAAAACAGCTGTAACTGGCGATGTTAAACCTGGTAGTAAAGCTGCTAAAAGAAGAAAATCTTTTTGCGCTAGATCTAAAGGTTGGACTGGCGAGAGAGGTAAAGCGGCTAGAAAAAGATGGAAATGTTAAAAATAAAACTATGAAAAACAAAGAAAAAGTAGAAGTAAAAGGTAAAGCAAAAAGTCCTTTATATGTTAAAGGCTCTTTTATGTCAAAGCATTGTAAATCAAGTGTTGGATCTCCGTTGAATAAAAAAAGCTGTAGCAAATACTAGTATGGCTTTCAGTATGAAGATGGGTAAGCTGTCTATGGATAACACTCCTATATATCAGGTTGACACTGAGAAAGGTGTTATGGGTCAAGCTTTAAATAACGGCTCTATACTGATAGATAAGCACTTAAGAGGTAAAGATAAAGAAGAAGTTATAAAGCACGAAAAAGTGCATCTAGATCAGATGAGTAGAGGTGATTTAGACTATGACGATAAAAATGTTTACTGGAAAGGTAAAAAATACTCTAGGTCAGTAATGAATGAAGGAGCTAAAAATTTACCTTGGGAAAAAGAAGCATACAATAAAACTAAAAAATGAAAAAAATCCTAAGCCTTTTAACAGGTGGTCTTATCAAAGACGTTGGCAGTGTGATAGACAAACTAACTACTACGGATGAAGAAAGATTAGCTGCAAAACAAAAAATACAAGAATTATTAGAACAAGCAGACAAAGACGCTCAAGCTCAAGTAACTGATCGTTGGAAAGCAGATATGGCTAGTGATAGTTTTTTATCTAAAAATATACGACCATTAGTTCTAATATACTTAACTATAATTTTTACAGTATTATCTTTTTTTGATGGTAATATTGGTGGATTTAAAGTTGCTCAACAATACATACCTATATTTCAGTCACTATTAATAACAGTATACGGTGCTTATTTTGTAGGCAGGACTTGGGAAAAGTCTAAACAATCAGGTAATAATAAATAGTAATAAATAAAATGTCTAAAACAATTAAATTAAATCAAATGGAAAACAAGATCACACAAGAAGAGTTGAAAAACTTACAAGAGTCACAAGCAAGAATGAACCAAGCTTTATCGCAAGTTGGTTTAGTTGAAGCCCAAAAACATTCGTTATTGCATTCAATTGCTGACTTAAACAAAGAATTAGAAACTACTAAGAAAACTTTAGAAGAAAAATACGGAAGTGTTAATATAAATCTAGAGGATGGTAGCTACGAAGAAATCAAAGCTGAAGAAGTAGAAGCTTAACTATGTCATCTATTATAAGAAAAATTAGTATAGGTTCGGACTATAAAAACGATGCAATGCATTACGCGTTGGGTCAATCAGTGTATGGTGGTCACGAAATATCACATATACTACACGATGAATCTAACAATTCTTATAGTATACACATAAAAAAGGACAACGAGGTATTGCCATGGAAGAAGTTTAATTCTAACATGGCTATATCTGTTGAATATGATTTAAAATACTAATGAGAAGTGTTTTTGACTTTATAGTTAAACCTATAGAAGGACGATATAAAAACGATATAAACGTTAATGGTAAAAAACTTATATTAAATTCTAACATAGAAAATTTTAAGTTTATAAGTAGGACAGCAGAAGTGGTATCTGTACCTCTATCATTAAATACGTCAATACAACCTGGTGATACCATTATAATTCACCACAACGTATTTAGAAGATATTACAATCAAAAAGGAGAAGCTGTAGACAGTAGTAAACTTTTTAAAGAAAATCTTTACTTTTGCCAACCAAATCAAATTTATTTATACAAAAGAAATGGTAAATGGAAACCTGTAGGTAACAGATGTTTCTTAATGCCAATAGAGAATAATGATACTTTCTCAATGGATAAAGAGCGTAAGGATATTGGTATACTAAAAATTGGTAATAGTTCGTTAGAAGCGCTAGAAATAGCCGAAGGAGACTTAGTTGGATTTAAAAGCAATAGAGAATTTGAATTCATAGTTGACGATCAGCGACTTTACTGTATGGAATCTAATGATATTTTATTAAAGTATGAATATAAAGGAGACGAAAAAGAATATAATCCTGGCTGGGCAAAAAGCAGTTGAGGAATTAATTCAAGTAGCTAAAGAAAAAATAGTTGACTCAGATGATGATATATCTGCTGATAGATTAAAAAACGCTGCCGCAACAAAGAAGCTAGCTATTTTTGATGCTTTTGAAATACTTAGTAGAATAGAAGAAGAAGAAAAGCTTTTAGAAGAAAAGCCAAAAGATGTTAAACAAGAAAAATCTTTTAGAGGTTTTGCTGAAGGTAGGTCTAAATAATGTACGAGCAAACATTAATACGTACTGTAAAAGATCACATAAAACCAGCAGTACTTAAAAGAAATAATAGATACAAAAAGTGGGAAAAAGGCTATAACCCTGAGTACGATGTAGTTATAATAAGTGGAGATGGAACTATAGGTGAAATTGTAGAGATTCAAAACTTAAAAATAGCGTTACCGTTAAAACCTAAGAATATTTATAAATGTTCTCAGGATAAAAAAGATCAAGTTTGGACAAAGTTGGAATATCCAAAAGAGCTATCTAAAATAAAGAGTGTTTTTGATTGGGAAAAATATCCAACTGATTTTAAAGAAAAGTGGTACGAATACATAGATAAAGAATTTGAAAAAAGAGAAAAAGGTTTTTGGTTTTATAACAATGGTAGTCCAACTTACGTTACTGGTACTCATTACATGTACTTGCAGTGGTCCAAGATTGATATTGGGTCAGCAGACTTTAGGGAGTCAAACAGAATATTCTTCTTATTCTGGGAAGCTTGCAAGGCAGATAAAAGGTGTTATGGAATGTCGTATCTCAAGAACAGACGTTCAGGATTTTCATTCATGGCTTCGGGCGAGACAGTCAATATGGCAACCATATCAACGGATTCACGGTTTGGGATATTGTCCAAATCTGGTGCCGATGCGAAAAAGATGTTCACAGATAAGGTTGTCCCAATTTCGAGTAACTATCCGTTCTTTTTCAAACCCATCCAAGACGGTATGGACAGGCCAAAAACAGAACTTGCCTATAGGGTCCCCGCGTCGAGGCTCACCAGACGTAAACTTAACGAAGGTGAAACCCAAGAGGAACTAGAAGGATTAGATACAACTATTGACTGGAAAAACACGGGAGATAACTCTTATGATGGTGAAAAATTAAAACTACTAGTACACGATGAAAGTGGTAAGTGGGAAAGACCAGACAATATATTAAATAACTGGAGGGTTACAAAAACCTGTTTAAGATTAGGTAGTAAAATTGTTGGTAAGTGTATGATGGGATCAACATCAAATGCTTTAGAGAAAGGTGGTGGAAATTTTAAAAAACTTTATTATGCATCAGACGTCACAAACAGAAACCGCAATGGGCAAACTAGCTCAGGATTATATTCTTTGTTCATACCTATGGAATGGAACTACGAAGGATTCATTGATTCTTTTGGATTACCTGTATTCGATAACCCGAAAAAAGAAACTAGAGACCCTAACGGCGATTTAATAACTCACGGAGTTATAGAGCATTGGGAAAATGAAGTAGAAGGTTTAAAAAATGATCAAGACGGATTAAACGAATATTATAGACAATTTCCAAGAACAGAGAAACACGCTTTTAGAGATGAAGCTAAATTATCTTTGTTTAATTTAACTAAAATATACGAGCAAATAGATCATAACGAGGAGTTTGCTAATACTAAAACAGTTACTAGAGGAAGTTTTCAATGGGAGAACGGCGTTAAAGATACTAGAGTTATATTTACGCCAAATAAAGATGGTAGATTTTTAGTTAGTTGGGTTCCACCTACAAATCTTCAAAACCGTGTGATAGTAAAGAATGGGGTTAGGTTTGCAGGTAATGAACATATAGGAGCTTTTGGGTGTGACAGTTATGATATTTCTGGTACTGTTGATAATAGAGGTTCTAAAGGAGCTTTACACGGTTTAACTAAATTTAGTATGGAAGATGCTCCAGCTAATATGTTCTTTTTAGAGTATATAGCTAGACCTCAGACAGCTGAAATGTTTTTTGAAGATGTATTAATGGCTTGCATATTTTATGGTATGCCAATACTAGCAGAGAATAATAAACCAAGGTTATTATACTATTTTAAAAGAAGAGGTTATAGAGGTTTTTCTATAAATAGACCAGATAAAGTATTTGCTAAATTATCAACTACTGAAAAAGAAATAGGTGGTATACCAAACTCTAGTGAAGATATTAAACAAGCTCATGCAGCTGCAATTGAATCTTATATAAACGATTACGTTGGCGCAACAGAAAGAGGTTATGGAAATATGTTTTTTCAAAAAACCTTAGAAGAGTGGGCTAAGTTTGATATTAATAATAGAACAAAGTTTGATGCAACTATAAGTTCTGGATTAGCTATAATGGCTTGTAATAAAAATAAGTATACACCAGTATATAAGCAAAATAAAAAACCTGTTAACGTTTCTCTTGGTAGATACGATAATAATGGATTTACTTCAAAAATAATACGATAAATGATTTACAAAAACGTAAATAGTACATTCCCAAGTCAGGTAGTATCTGACGCAGAGAAACAAAGCTTGGAATACGGACATGATGTTGGGAGAGCTATAGAGAACGAATGGTTCCGTGGAGACAGAGGTGTTGGTGCTGGTGGTAGATTTGGTAATAATTGGCAAAACTTTCATAGATTACGTCTTTACGCTAGAGGAGAACAATCTGTTCAAAAATATAAAGATGAAATGTCTATTAATGGTGATTTATCTTATTTAAACTTAGACTGGCAACCTGTTGCTGTTTTATCTAAGTTTGTTGATATTGTAGTTAACGGTATGACTGATAAAGGTTATAAAATAAAATCTTTTGCTACAGATCCATACGCTTTAAAACATAGAACTGATTATACTAAAGGCGTTATAAGAGATATGAATGCTAAGCCTTTATTAGAAGATATTAAAAATAAACTTGGTACTGATTTATTTTCAACTAACGATCCATCTAACTTACCTGAATCAAGAGAAGAGTTAGATCTTTTTATACAGTTAAACTACAAGCAAGCTATAGAAATAGCCGAAGAAGAAGTAATAGATAATATATTAGAGTTTAATAAATACGAAGAAATTAAGAAAAGAGTTGCACAAGATTTAACTATATTAGGTATTGGTGCTACTAAAACTAATTTTAATTTATCTGAAGGTGTTACAATTGATTATGTTGATCCTGCTAACTTAGTTTATTCTTATACTGAAGACCCAAATTTTGATGACATATATTATGTTGGAGAAGTTAAAGGTATTTCGCTACAAGAATTAAAGAAAGAGTTTTCTGATTTAACAGATTCCGACTTAGAAGAAATACAAAAACAACCTGGAAATAATAATTTCACTAGACAATATAATGGTCAAGATGATAATTACGACACTGTCCAGGTTTTATACTTTGAATATAAAACTTATTCTAATCAAGTATTTAAAATAAAGAAAACTGATCAAGGTTTAGAAAAAGCTCTTGAAAAACCAGATACATTTAACCCACCAGAAAGTGATAACTTTGAAAGAGTTTCAAGATCAATAGAGGTTTTATATAGTGGCGCTAAGATTTTAGGTAGTAATAAAATGCTTAAATGGGAACTAGCTGAGAATATGACTAGACCATATAGCGATCAAACTAGAGTTGAAATGAATTACTCAATTTCAGCACCTAGAATGTACAAAGGTAAGATAGATAGTATTGTAAGTAAATGTATTGGCTTTGCTGATATGATTCAAATAACTCATTTAAAAATACAACAAGTACTTTCTAAAATGGTACCTGATGGTGTTTTTGTTGACGTTGATGGTTTAGCTGAAGTTGATTTGGGTAATGGTACTAACTATAACCCGCAAGAAGCTTTAAACATGTACTTCCAAACTGGTAGTATTATAGGTAGATCTTTAACTCAGGACGGTGATCCAAACAGAGGTAAAGTACCTATTCAAGAATTAAACTCTTCGTCTGGTATAAACAAAATACAAGCACTAACTCAAACTTATCAGTATTATTTACAAATGATAAGAGATGTAACAGGTTTAAACGAAGCTAGAGATGGTAGTATGCCAGCTAAAGATTCTCTTGTAGGTTTACAAAAACTAGCAGCAGCTAATTCTAATGTAGCTACAAAACACGTGTTACAGTCGTTAATGTATATAACAGTTAGAACATGTGAAAATATAAGCTTAAGAGTAGCGGATATGTTAAACTTTCCTCTTACTAAAAATGCTTTAATGAATTCTATAAACTCTATAAACGTAGCAACTCTTGAGGAAATAGATAAACTCAATATGCACGAATTTGGTATATTTTTAGAATTAGAACCTGAAGAAGAAGAAAAAGCTAATTTAGAGAAAAATATTCAAATAGCTTTACAGACTCAAAGTATAAACTTAAGCGATGCTATTGATATTAGACAGATTAGAAACTTAAAACTTGCTAATCAGTTTTTAAAGAATAGACAAAAATTAAAAAGAGATCAAGAACAACAAGCTCAACAAGCTAATATTCAAGCACAAGCTCAAGCGAATGCTGAGTCTGCAGAAAAAGCTGCTATGGCTGAAATGCAAAAGCAACAAGCTTTAGCTCAAACAGAGTTACAAATAGAGCAAGGTAAATCTCAATTTAAGATACAGCAAATGCAACAAGAAGCTGAAATTAAAAAACAATTGATGGCTGAAGAGTTTAATTACAAAATGCAATTAGCTCAAGTACATGCAAATGCAGAGAAAAATAAAGAAAAAGAAATTGAAGACAGAAAAGACGAAAGAACTAGAATACAAGCTACTCAACAGTCTGAA